GAGATGATATCAGGGGATTCAGATGAAGAATCCTCTAGTAAAAAAAATATCGGTGGTAATGTTTAAAGCATATATTCTTTGGAGTATTTGTGCAGACATAACCTTACTTTCTGGTTTAATTTATCTAGTCTTCTTTTGATGGGGGCGAAATAGGATCGACAGGCTGGGATAGATGAGTGGAGAATTGTCGGATGACTGCGTTATTGGTCAAATTTCTAAATGCAAACGATAACTTTGCACCTTTGGCTCTTGCAGCGTAAGCAGTAAGTGTACAGGAGTTTCGGTAGGTTCCTTAGCAACAGAATAACCTACCACTTTATTCAAAAAGAGTATTGACAAATATATAATAACCTGTTATACTCTGTATATAATGTCACTGATGAGTTTGTGAAATTCAAACGAAACACTTTGTGTCTGACAAATATTGTCTAACTTATCATCTTGAAAGGATGAATTATAATATGACTACATCTATGACTAAGGCAACTAAGGTTATTGCCGCACTTGAGAACGGAACTGAACTTACTGCAAAACAGATTAGCGCACGATATGGCGTTAAGAATGTTCGAGCGCTCATGAGCTCACTTCGTATGCAGGGATATCCTGTATATCTCAACAAACGCACTAGTGTGTTTGAAGGTGAGACTAAGGTTTACAACAAGTATCGTATCGGTAAGCCAACCCGTGCTGTGATTGCTGCTGGTTATCGTGCTCTTGCACAGGGTGTCTGATTAACAGACTAAATACCTGACTAACGGGTGATGCCGTAATACATCCGTGAGGGGCCAACGGTTAGCCCCTCAACTTTTAAAGGGAGACTAAACAAATGAAGAAACTAATGATCGGAGTTGCACTAGCAACTTGTATTTCAAGTGTTGCTATGGCAGAAGAGAAGAAAGTTTCATCTGTTCTACCTAAAATTGACATGTCCTTTGTGACTGATACTGAGCGTAATGTAACTCAGGAAACAACCTCTACAAAATTTGGTGTGGTTGCTGGAATTAAGGGATTTGATCTGTCAGTTAAACCATCGTTTAGCTGGGACGACAGTGAAATTTCTAATGTTGAGTTTTGGGGTGGATATACATTTGATGTGAATGAATCCTTTGGTATTACACCTTATGGTGAAGTCAATTTCAATAATGATTTTGAAACCGCCGATAAAATTGTCGGTGTTAAGACTGAATATAAGTTCTAAGACTAAAGGTTACGGGGGTTCCTTTCAAAAACCCCCATTTTTATTTTAATGGAGTACACATGGCACTGAATACTGCAAAGACCTTTTCAATGGAAATCGAAAGACTTGCAAATGAAAAGAATATCACTCATATGGAAGCAGTCCTTGACTATTGCCATCGACAAGAGATTGAACCCGATACAGTGGGTCGTCTTATTTCCAAGAGTCTCAAAGAGAAGATTGAAGCTAACGCAAGAGAATTGAACTTTCTCCCTCGACAGGCACAACTTCCAGTATGACATATGAACTGAAAGTTCCAAACGGAACATACACGGCAAATAATTTATTTGTTCTATTCTTCACTGTAGTCAAACATAGACTGCATCATTTAATTAAAGACAGGAAGTTTATGGACTGATGAAACATCTCAAGGAAAACAACACTAACTATTTTATGCACCTTGCTCATGCGTGGGTGATGGCTATTGTTCTAATTATTCACGGGGTAATCCCCTGCATTTTAACTGATTGGGTATCGAAGCGTATCTGTAATGGAACCGATTGACGTTTATCTAATGTACTGTGCTATGAAGGCACACTTTGGTAAGAGCGACTATGACTTTGTAACATACAAAGGCAAGACTCGTATCAAGAGAGACACCTTCTATAAACGTAAGGACAGATCGTTCTTCGTTAGATTGGCTCGTAAGTACAAGACAGAACAAGAAATCACAAACTACTTTGTATCAAATTTCATCAAAGACAAGAAGGGGTATATTGCCAACTTCAATGATGAGAACTATGAATCGTGGAAGTTGAAACGTCAGGGTTTCTTTGATCTGTTTGAGGTAGAGATGAAACCCCTCGTAGATGCGTTTGAGGATTTGTTCACAGTAACGAATGGGCAGCACCCAAAATTAATGAAAGAGTTTCTAGGTGGCCGAGTGTCATTAGAGACAGTGATCATACTAGATGAGCTGGTCAACTTTGGACCAGATTGGAATAAACAATTAGAGGATGATATCATATGGATTGATTTAGATAATCTGATGAATAATTACGAAAGGTTCTTGACAATTGATCAAGAACAGTATAAGATAAGACTATTAAAACTCATAGAGGAGTCCAGTTGATGGAACGAGTAGAAGGGTTCTTTGAGGCACGGTGCCGGGAACTACAAAACCAAATCAAAGCATTGCAGTTTGAGAATGCTGAGATGTCAGTGAAATCTGACGAACTGTCGGAGCGAGTTAAGACACTTGCTAATCGCCAACCCACTTGGCCAAAGGGTTATAAACCACAACGTAGGTTTGCCCCAACCAAGTAGATGATGTGCCGCTGTAGCTCAGTTGGTAGAGCAATTGATTTGTAATCAATGGGTCAGGAGTTCGAATCTTCTCAGCGGCACCATTTATCGGAGATATTATGAAAGTAAGAATGACATCACATTCTACACCAGATAACATTATTGGTGTAGATGACGCACAGGAACTCATCGCATATTGTGCGAGGGTATCCAATCCCGGCAACCAGAACAACAAAGATACCAGTGAGAAACTTATCAAGTATCTCATCAAGCATCAACACTGGTCACCCCTAGAGATGGTTAGTGCATGTTTGGAGATTGAGACAACGAGGGACATTGCTCGTCAGATTTTACGACACCGTTCGTTCTCGTTTCAAGAGTTCAGCCAGCGGTATGCAGACCCTACCAAGGATTTGTCATTTGAGACTAGGGATGCACGTTTGCAAGACCCTAAGAACAGGCAGAACAGTATCGATCTGAGTGAGGACAACCGCCGACTGAATGAAGATTTTCGAATGAGACAGACGGAGATTATCCGACAAGCTAAAAAGGTCTATGAGTGGGCCATTTATAATGGTATTGCCAAGGAACAGGCTCGTGCAGTTCTTCCAGAGGGCAACACAGTGTCCCGACTATACATGAACGGTACACTACGCTCATGGGTACACTACATTGACCTACGAAGTGCGAATGGTACACAGAAGGAACATCAGGATATTGCGATTGCATGTGCCCGTGAGATTGCAAAGATTTTCCCCCTCATGACGGATATCAGTAATGTCTAAGGCAGTAGTAATTGGTAATGGTGAGTCACGCAAGTGGTTCGGTGATAAACAGTATGAGGTGGATGCTGTCACATGGGGTTGCAATGCAATCTGGCGTGATGTGATGGTGGACAACCTTGTTGCAGTTGACTATGGTATGCAGCAGGAGATTTACGAGTCAAACAACTGGCGAGATATTCAGTGCTGGTTTGCAAACTGGTCAGTGCTTCCTTCAGAGGCAGCAGACATGATGCTTATGGGGTATGACATTCCAGCCGAATTCATCCATAAGACAACTGGTATCACAGACCGTTGTGTGATATCAGGTAAAGACCCATCTTCTATAAAGGAAAAGGTTGAGGCGGCAATTCAACAGTTTCCTAATCTTGACATGAAAGACCTTCGCATGAAGCTGGAGAAGGATATTGGTGTTTGGATTACATATGTTTATGAAGATGACAACATAAATACAATTGACTTTCCTGTTGGATGGTCAGCGGGTAACACCGCACTGCACCTTGCATGTCAGCAAGGAGCAACAGAGATTTATATATTGGGGTTTGACCTATCTGCGTATAGCGAGAAGTTGAACAACTTGTATAAAGGGACAGATAACTATCTGTCAGGTGATGCAAAAGGTTTCAATCCAAGCAATTGGTTGAACCAGATGCAAACTGTTTTTACAGAGTACCGTGACGTTAAGTTCTATTGGGTTGATCCAGTAGAGCGTTTTGGGCAAGAATCATTCTTCAGTGTGGGGAATGATGGAAAGAAAAATAACGTAAGGTACTTGACAAAAGCAGAATTTTGTGATAAAGTAAGCATACGATAAACATACGAAAACATATATTCACATAAGGAGATACATATGTCATTAAGTACACTAAGAAAGTCCAACTCGTTGGATAAACTGCTTGGAGCAGTCCAAGCAGAGAACGCCCCCCAAGAAAAGAAGTCCTATGCAGATGACCGTCTTTGGAAACCTGTGGTAGATAAGACGGGTAATGGTTATGCCGTTATTCGTTTCCTGCCAGCAGTATTGGGTGAAGACCTTCCTTGGGCAAAAGTTTGGAACCATGCGTTTCAAGGTCCAACTGGCCAGTGGTATATTGAGAACTCTCTCACTACCGTTGGACAGAATGATCCCGTATCAGAGATGAACTCTGCATACTGGAACTCAGGAGTTGAGTCAGACAAGGAAATTGCTCGTAAGCAGAAGCGTAAGTTGCAGTATTTTGCAAATATCCTTGTTGTCGAAGACTCCACTAATCCTCAGAATGAGGGCAAGGTTATGCTCTATCGCTTTGGTAAGAAAATCTTTGACAAGTGTATGGAAGCAATGCAACCAGCATTCAAGGATGAAACCCCTGTCAATCCCTTTGACTTCTGGGAAGGTGCGAACTTCAAGCTGAAGATTCGTAAGGTAGATGGCTATTGGAACTATGACAAGTCAGAGTTCGAAGCACCAACTGCTTTGTTTGATGATGATGATGAGAAGATTGAAGAAGTTTGGAAGAAGGAGTATCCTCTGGTAGAGTTTACTTCTGCAACCAACTTTAAGTCTTATGATGAGTTGAAGACACGTTTGCACATGGTTCTTGCAGGGACTACTACGGTAGGAACTGCCGCAGCAGTGATGGAAGATGCGCCTCGGGCTGAACCCAAGGTGGATACAAAACCTACTCCTGCGCCTACTGTTGATAATGATGAGGATACTATATCCTACTTTGAAAAGTTGGCAAACGAATAGGGGGATATGTTTTTATAACCTTAATGTTAAAGGGGGGGAGAAACTTCGGTTTCTCCCTTTTTTTTATTCGTGATCGCCAAATTGATTTAAGTTTACATATCTACCATTCCTGAGATTGTTCTGGCCAGCAGGTGCCATTTGATT